TACATCATCGAACTGCTGAGCAAACTTGCGTGAGGTTTCTGAGTAGCGACCTTGTGCCTTGGATACCTCATAGGCATTCTCTAGCTGTTGGGTGATCGATGCAATGGATGGAACTTTCCACCATGCAATCTGAGCCTCATCCCAGAACATTTGGCCTGTCACTTTGAATCCATCTTCTGCTAATAGATCCCTAGGTCCAGTCCAGTCGGATGAGATGACTCGACAGCCTACCGATTGAGCCTCAAGGATTGGTATCTCAAAACCACCCCCAAGGGAAACCTGTAGGGCTACATCGGCGGCAGAGTAGAAGCCTGCCAGATCTTTTGCATCCAGTCCTAGCCTGTAGTCGATTGGATCAGGGAAGATGACAGAACTCATGTCAAGCCCACAGGCCTCAGCTAATCGAGGAAGGTGAAAGCCTCCATAGATACCCTTAGGCTCTGTGTGAATGTATAGATAAGCATTCGGAACTTTCTGCCTAAAGGCTGCGAATCCAAGTAGGGCCTCTGCAAAGGCCTTCCGGTGAATTGATTTATTTGCCTTATTTGCAGCATTGATAATCACTAAGAAATCATCATCCTTGATTCCTAGAAACTCTCTAGCATCTTGCTTCCCGATCTTGTCGGTTCGCTTGAATGTATTGACTGTATCGATGGAGTGAGGAATGTAGATTCCATCAATACCAACATCTTGCAACTGCTCTAGTCCAAATGGTGACATGGCAATCGGAGTGACATTGTCTTTCTGTAGCCAACGCTTGACAGCAGGTGGCATTGAGATATGGTCTAGCGGTGTCCAACTAAGAATGTTTTGCCATTCTTCTGTGGGCCACATTTCAGGATTTAGAACCCAGACATCGCAAAGTGTCAGAATGTAATCTTTCCAATCCTTTTTTGCCATTTGCATCTTGTGTCCAACTGCAAGTGCATCCTGCGACATTGGCTCATAACCTCTGGCATAGTGAGGAATCTCTCCATAAGGGGTCTTATGGGTGGAGTTGTTTCCCTCTAGTCCATAGTTAGAGACATGCCCAACATTTGCTCCATGCTTTGCAAGGTTGTCGATGAGCTGCCCTATTTGCATGCCATATCCGGTGGGCTGGTAGGGGCTATTACTGAAAGTCGTTATTGTGAGATCTAATTGCTCTGGTTTCATGATTTCCTTTCTACCCCCACAATAGCAAAATCCCCCGACTTTATGTCGGGGGACTTGCCTAGATTTCTAAGGATGACTATGCAGCCGAACCCTTGAAAATCTTGAAGTGCTCTTGGTGCGACAAATTTCCGTCAACACGAATCATGAACCGGAATACGCTCAAGTCATTTGCAAACTTGAAGTCATCGCTTCTGTCAACTCGTAGCCCACCTGCAAGGCGAACCTTGTAGCTTGGTAGGTATCCAAAACCAACCGAAGCAGAAGCAGAACCAACTGCTGCCATTCCGGGGTTCTCAAATACTGGGTATCCAAGAAGGGTGTCTGAGGTTGCTCCGTTTAGACCCGGATCGAATAGGTAGTATCCGTCTGTGGTCTTTAGCTTGCGAGCATTGCGAATTGCTGAAGGGGCCATAAGCCATCCGCTACCGGGTAGCCTGCGAACTGCACCATCGACTGAGTAAACAAGGTCAATGAGCTGGTCTGAGGTGAAGAGTCCTCCGGCAATGGTTCCGGAAACACCGGTTCCAGCCGCAGTAACAATTCCAGTTGCAGCAGAAGCTCCACCGGCTCCAGTTGTCAGCGTTGCATTGACTGCAACACCAATTGCATTTGCAGCCTGACGAGCAAGAACATCAGCAATCGATACGCCGGAGTCCTCGATCAGCTCTCTTGCAACCGGAACAAGAAATGCAAATTTCTTCGCTCCGAGGGTGATGCTGCTGAATGTTGGTTCGGATTCGTCAATCTCTGCACCTGCAGCTTCGTAAGAAGCAGTGCTGTAGGCGGTAAGAGTTGGAATCTTGAGGTCTTCACCGGAAGTGGTGTTGAAGACTTCAGATACATCGAGCATCGGCCCTACTTGTCTCGCAAGGTCATATACCCGGGCCACAAAGCTCTGCGGCACTAGACCTGAAGAACCTGATGGAGTTAGAGTTCCACGCTGCTCGAATGTGTGAGAACGAATCTCTCCCATTGCAATAGCACGAACATAGTCTTCGTCAGACTTAGCTGACTGAGTGACTTCGTAACCGCTGGTTAGAGATGCGGCCTTAGCCTCACGCTCTTCTGCCTTGCGGATTGTTTCAATAGCGGCTGCTCGCTCGTCTAGCTCTGAGTTAATGCGGTCAAACTTAACCTGCTCTTCAGCGGTTAGGTCACGCTTCTCAGCGGCAGCGGAGTCAAGCAGGGCCTTTGCTTCCTCCCATGCCTTTGCACGAGCCTCAGCCTGTGCCTTAATAAAGGACTGTGACATTTTGGTCTCCTAATAGTTTTTATTGACTTCAGCCACGCTGACGCAAACTGAAAACAGGCGGTGCTTACACTCAGCCCTATTTATATCTTAGCAAAAGGAAAACCCCAGAGGTAGAAAGGATAGACCCTCTGGGGTGGTTACTCGCCAAACCTTGCGATCAGGGGATTCGCTTTTCAGTTGGTTCAATAATGCGAGTTTCCTTTTTAGCGGCAAACGCCGTTGTGCCGCCGTTTCTATCGCTGTCATTTGAGACTGCGACATCTTTATTGTCTAGCTTCCAGATAGCATCAGCCCACCTGTCGGCTAGTGAATAGATCTCGCCAACCGATGGATCTCCAGCGATTGCGAGAATAGTCTTTTTGATTTCGTCTTTCGTTGCCATTAGTTCCTCTTTAGTAGTAGGTCAAGCTGCTTACGCTTTAGGTCTAGCAGGTTTGTCTCTTCGGTGTTTTCTTTTTCTACCTGAGTCACAGGCGATAGAGAATCTACGACCTTCTTGATCAGTTCTGCCTCATTGTCAGACAGGTCTGCACCCTCCTCCAGCTTTAGAACAGCATCAGCTAGGGCATCGGCATCGACCTGTGCTCTAGTAGCAGCCTTGTCCAATGAGCGAACCATAGCCTCTGTGGATTGGTAGGCCGGCATGCTTACGACTGAGACTTCGAAAAGACGGACTGACTTCAAAACTCTTTGAGTCATTTCAGTATTCCATGAATCCTTCATGACTTGGAATCCAAAGCTCATCTTGGACAAATCGCCCCTCTTCAAGAGAATGGCAAGATCCTTTCCTTCGGTAGTCGGAGCAATCTGAGCCTCGACCCTTAGACCAATCTCATCCTCATAGAGTTTCATAGTGCCTGCTCTACTGGAGGCAACAACTCTTCCCATGTCATGGTTTATCAATAGCTTGACATCATTCCGAGAGCGTAGCGAGCGACGGAATGCTCCCGGTTCGATAGTCTCGACAAATCCACCCAAGTCCTCTGATGGAGAGTTAAACTTTGCGGCATACCCAATGAAGGTCATGCCATCGCCTTCTTCTCTTAGCTCGAAGTTAGCGTCAAAGTTTCTGGTTTCTTGCTTCATGTTTGCTCTCTCTTGTTCGGCTTCTAGTCTAGTCACTACACCTTCGGCATAGGCCATTGCTCTTCTTGCAGAACGCTTTGTAGTTCCTCCACCCCACAGAGCCATTGCAACAACTCCAGGTGATGGGAAATCTTCTGAGTTTGGATTGGCAGCAGGTGCATCAAGGTCTCCCAAGTGTCTTGCAATCCAAGCAGCTATGCGAACCCACTTGTCTGCCGAGACATTTCCCTCAGCCATTTGTCGAGCTTCTCTGATTGTGCGATCTACTAATCCATCGCCACCAAGGCCTTCGGCATACCACTCAAGCCCCCTGCGGGCAGAAGCTCTCATGTAGGCAGGTGCAGTCAGGTTTACTTGTCTGACCTCATCATCATCCATGTCATCAGGCTCATCAGCTGGTTCTGGTAGAGGATCAATCTTGGTCAGGGTAGAGAACTTGTGTCCAACATAAACATCGGTATCATCCCAGCCACCCTCGACTCTTTCATAGACCTGAATCAAAGCAGCAGGATCATCGGGAGTGCCTGTGATTGTGAATGATGAGTCTGGAACATTTATTGTTCCGTCTCGCTCAATCTGGACAATCTCGCCTCTGGCTCGACCGCCTGAAGTATTCCAAGAAACATAATCGCCAACCTCAAGCTCAGTTGGTCTTGCTCTTTCTCCACCGGGTTCGATACCTTCAGAGATTGAGACAGCGACCATCTGGTCAATGGCATCTTGCTTTGTTGTGTGGCAACCAATCACTTCGCCGTCTTCTTTTACAGTTGCCCAACCTGAACAGTCAGGTGATTGATCAGTTATGAAATATGGCATTAGCCGAGCCTCGCATTAACAGTTATTGTTCCCCCTAGTGCAACCGGCGGTGATGTTGTATCTGCCCGGTGTTATCACTTGCTTAACCTCAGAACTCTCACATCTCTAGTTGCTCCGTCTGAGATACACCACAGG